CATCATACCACGAATCGAATGCTGCTGCGTCATGTTCATATTTTTGAAACCACCATTACCTAAAACACCAGCCACAGTTTGTGGAAAAACATCTTTATCATCATCATCATCATCATCATCTTCATCTTCATCATCTTCATTATTCGGACCATTATTTTTGTTACCTGAATTTTGTTGAAAAACTATATTATGATTCTGTTTCTTCGAATTACCGTCTTCATCTTCATCTTTATCATCATCATCATCTTCAACTTCATCTTTATCATCATCATCATCATCATCATCATCATCTTCATCATCATCATCTTCATCATCATCTTCATCATCATCATCATCTTCATCATCATCATCTTCATCATCATCTTCATCATCATCATCATCATCATCATCATCATCACCATCATCATCATCATCATCATCATCATCATCATCTTCATCTTTTCCTGAATCCGAATCCGAATCATCACCTGAATCCGAATCATCACCTGAATCCGAATCATCATATTTTTTACCGGAATTTTGTTTAAAAACGTTTCCCAATTGTTTCTTCACAATATTATGATTCTGTTTTAATATTGAGAAATCTCGATTTCCTATTTCATCATCTGAATCAGTTTCACTTTCCGAAAGTTGGTCGTTTGAATTATGGTTAAACATATCATTTACCTTATCGTAAATCTTTGAGATACTTGCCATGATTGATTGATTGTTTGAAATGGCTTGATGAATAACAGTGGCTTCGATGTTAGTGAGTGATTTGATCTCTTTTAACAATGATTTCAAGGTGTCGGGCAATGGTGAGGTGACGGTTTCATCAACAAACGCGGACTGCCAATTATTAAGCACAACAAAGTATCCACAGTTTGGGACTTCAAAGGCGATGGTTTCGAGATTGTGTTTGAATGAATAGGTATTTTTGTTGGGAACAAATTTAGAATCAACGTCAACATAACGAACCATAAAGTCATCCAATTTTAGATTTGAAAATTGAAGTTTTGTTTCAAACGTAGCTTCTAAATGAGCTATTAGTATTGAAATTTGAAATACTATGTTTTTTAAAATATGTGGAAACTTCATATGGGAAGATGTTTTTTTTAAAAAATCTTCAAAGGAATATTCATCATCCCAATAATTGGTCAACACTTCTTTCTGGAACACTGAGAATATCTTATCATCATCGAATGACTTAAGATCATCCTTTAAATATTCAAAAGATGACATCTGTTCCTTGCTTAGATCAAAGGACACGAAAGGGAATAATAAATGTTGAAATGGAACAAATGAGATCAATGCTATATCGTTGTATTTTGAAAATATTTTGTTCTTGTTAATATTTGCAGTAGATTGTATGGATTCTTGTTTAGAATCATAAGGCTGAATAGTTGTATGAACAACGATCTCTTCGCCTTCATAATTTTGAATAATCTTAAACACCATACCCTTCTTCTCTTGAATCGTTCCTTTCATAAGTTGCTTGATGGCTTCGACTTGAAAAACCTCAGGCGGAACCTTCCACTCATGTGATTCAAGTTTATCAAAGTTGTTTAAAAACTTATGAAACAGTTCCTTTAATTCACTTTCATAACCTTTAAAAGTAGACTTTGTAAGTGATACATGATATTTATGATGTTTTAAGCGGCTATCCATCCCAATCACAATAATATAAATAATACAAAAAAAGAATTAAAAAATAATCTCAATACAATTTTTTTCTAATACGTGACCTAATGGTAGTTGACTTTTAGCGACTAATACCCAACCATCGATGGTGGGTATTCTGTCTTGAATCGCACGACAGTGCCATGATCCTGCATAAATGATTGTATGTTTCTTCGAACTAATGATACTGTGTAGTAAATGCCCTTCAAATATAAAATCTTTGAAACATGCCAAACGACTACTGTGGGATAGTAGGGGGAAGATACTTCTCCAGTTTGAGATGCATTCTGGGAATATTAAATCATTTGTTGAATGTAAGGTAGAAGTATTCTTGTATTGTTCGTTGTAAAGGAATTGACGAATATTAAACAGTTCGTTTTTATAAGAAAGGGGTGCTAATTCTACATATTTATTGATCGTATCCTTAGTAATGCTTTGCATTGCATCGTCATATCGTATATCAGATTGAAAGATATTATCTTTATCAAGTGCTCGGACATCAGCAACATGTTTAGAAGACCACAAACTTTTTAAATTTTTCAAAACCTCCTTATCAGGTTCCTCTACATATATATTCCATTCCTTAGCATCCAATGATTTCATTAATTCTGCTATCCAAATAGATTTTTTAGTACAATATGATTCAGTACTGTGGTTATCGTGAAGAATCAAAAGAATTTGCTTATTTTTTTTCCACAACGAATACCCAATCGTTCCAGATATTAAATATGAGTGTAGCTTACGATCGTTCATTCTTTAGTAGTAGCAGTAAAAAAAAAGAATTGAATAGTTCTAAATTATGCTACTACTACATTCGTGAACATTTAAAATGGGACAAAAAAGTTTCAAATAAATTATCCACGGACATAAAGGCTAACAACAGTTAACGATTTAATAGTAAGTAATATCATCTTTGTTTTTTATAAAACAACAAAATCAAGGGTTATGAAAGCAATTTCGTAACATAATTGATACTTTTACTATAACAATTTCATATAAATACTTGAGTTAATAGTATTTAATAGTAAGAGTAGAGCGGCGATTAGGTCATAAAACATCATACGACGTAATTCATTTAGCATTTATAACGTTGTATCATTCATTTATATTCATAGAAATTTCTATTTCAAAACGATATCGTTTAATGCAATGATTTTAACTTACCAAAATCAAAGCATTTGATTAATACGATGAAACACCACGACCGCTTGGATGATACCCATAACTCAATGCTTCGAAAGCATATTAAGAACGAAACAAAAATTCCAGAATTGAAGAGTAGATGTGAAGATTTAGTGCAACGGATAAATGATTTGAATAAGCTTACTGATCCGGAGTTGGGTCCAAGTGGGATTGAGGAAAGATTTCGGTTAGAAAGAGAGGTTAAGGATCTTAGGAAACAGATTGCTAATTATAATGGTGGGCGGAAGTCCTATATCTTGAAGACGAAGAATATTCTAAAACAATATTCAGAGATAAATTCTATGAACAGCGTTACGGAGAGAGGTGATCAGGATTTACACAATGAGTTTAAACGAAAGCTATGCTTAGATCAAAATTATGATAATATGAATACCAAAGAAAAGTATTCTCAAAATAAGATATGCAGTTTGTGTAATGAGGCGATGGATTGGGTACTCCGTGATGATCAGTACATTTGTTTCACTTGTGGGATAGTAACGAATGCCTTTCCACAATCAGATTTTCAGAGAGAAAACGATCAAACTAATTTTGACAGTGAGACTCAATTCGTTTCGTATGAGAAGATTGATCATTTCAGTGATTGGTTAAATCGTCTTCAAGCCCGTGGTGTCATGGTACCGGATGATGTATTTAATCAGATTTTATTATATCTACGTAAGGTGAAGATCAATAATATGGATGAATTAGATTACGAGGTTATGAGGACAATATTGAAGAAATTAAAGCTAAATAAATTTTATGACCAAATTCCGATTATCATCAAACGTCTTAAAAACGAGCCAATTATGGTCATCGATTTTGATACAGAAAAGAAATTAAAAGAAATGTTTCATTTCATCCAAAAACCTTTTTATCAGGTCAAACCAAAGGAACGTAGGAATTTTTTATCATACGGTTTTGTGTTACATAAATTATGTCAACTAATCGACCGAGAAGATATCGTAACCTGTTTTCCATTACTGAAGAGTAGAGAGAAGTTGCAAGTACAAGAAAAAATTTGGAAAAAGATGATGGTAGTTTTGGAATGGGAGTATGTACCAACCTATCGCTAAGTATCAATACTTTTTTTATTCAATATTTAACAAAAAAACAAAACAAGAAAAGTAACTGAAAAGATTGGTTACATTGCCTTCATCTTTTGTGTATCGTACACACGACGATCCTTGGCATTTTTAATGAGTCGAGACCACATAGGATCCATTCGGAAGGTCGACATATTCCCAACGATATACATACACATCTTAGCACGGGTCAACATAACATTAATACGATGACGATCGTTATTAAACCCAATCGATTCTCCCACACGTACCAAAGAGGCTATGATCACATCATTTTCCTTACCCTGAATCCCATCAATACTACTAATCGTGATCTTAGTTATAAACTCTTTCAAAATTTCTCGAAACAACATCACTTGACCAGAGTAAGGGGTGATGATTGTGATTCTGCTGAAATCAAAATCTGGATGATGATCCTGGATCACACGAAGTAGCTTGTGAATCCAAAGAACCTCCTCTCGGTTACAATATGACATCACCTTGGGATGAATCGTCTCCGTGGTGTTGACCAGATTGATGACCCGGTATGTTGGTAGACCAACATCAACTAAGGTTGGCATACCAACAACCGATGGAGCATCGATCAACTCTCCATCATAAAAGTGATTGTTCGGGAATATCGAAATATCTGGATGCATACGATATTGAGTACGGAGTAACAGTTTCTGATGTACACGGTTCTTGACCCTCTTCCTCTCAAAATAGTGCATAAGACTCATGTTGTATCCAGATTTCTCAGACTCATAAGAAACGACCATTCCTTGTAGCTGCTTCGGATCTCCGGCCAAGACCAAATGCTTCGTGTGCTTGGTGATGGGAATAAGACTGTCCACGAGAATGGTTTGTGCCGCTTCTTCGATGAAGACTCGCTCAATCTTAAGATTCCTAAGTACCGGGGATCCGGCTACACTTGTTGTACAAAGGAAAAGACGGCTATGATGTTTAATCTGGTCTTCCGTTACCTTACGATCCATTCTGTTCCACCACACATTCTTAATATCCTCCATTCGAATAATAGCTACATTCACAATAGCCTCCAATGGTATTTTTGCATCGTTTTTTCTTAACTTGGATTGAATTGTTTGCATTTTTTTTGTACGTAGGGATAGGATACGATGAAAATTAGTAAATTGCACTCGATCTTCATCTCGTAGACGATCGTGAAGGTAGGTCAAAATTTGTTTTAAATCTTGTCCAACCATCTGCTCGGCAATCTCGCCCCCGGCCACCAAGTAATCTTTCGCTATCCGACTATCCTTCTTCGTGGTTAATTTAATCGGGAATCCCTCGATTTCCTTAAGAGTAAAATCAACCAACTCAGTAACAACATCTCGGTGCTTACTTAAAATCTTACCCTTAATTATTATCTTACTAATATTCTTCATGACCCTAGAGACTCGATCTACATACGATGAAAGAGTGTATTGTTGTACCTTCTCCCCAACACGAGAAGAGTGACCAATAACAATAGGCACATGCTTGTGAAACATAGGCTGATCGTAGATATCAATCATCAACTTTTCAATCGTACTATTACAAGTGGTGGTGTATAGAATCTTGGACTTTGATTCTCCTTCTAAAATATTTAGTACTACTCCGATACATGTTGTGGTCTTTCCAGTACCCGGAGGTCCGAAGATCATATGAATCGTTGGTTTGGTTAGCTTAAAATGAGTTCCAACAATATCATAACATTTCTTCTGTGATTTGTTGCACCGATCGTACCCATTCTTGTTGTATATATGATAATCTTTCTTAGGTTTCCATTCTTCGTAATCTTGGGGTTTCGCGTCCAAGATGTTGAGCCCATCATAATGATGCATCGTCTGCCACTGTCGGAAGGATGTTGTTAGATTGTTAATCTTGTATACATAATGTATCGTGTCATCAAATTCAGGTGAAGACCCCCCAAGTAGTTTAATAGAAACAACCCCATTACAAGATCCGCGGACAATCCCAACCCACGATAAAACTTCTCCATCAGCTAGTTTCGTAAGATATGACCCACGTTTACGATCATCCATTGATTCACAAATGTTGATCAAATCTCCAACGATCAGCTCATCATTCGTATCACGAAGAGTGAGCTCTACGAACTTCTTTTCCCCAGTCTCAATGTTTACAAAAATTGCATCTTTCTCGATGTTCTCCTCATCTCGGTAGTTTTCCAGAAAGTCATTCAACTCGGTCCAAATCTCGTGACGATGTGTTTGCTTCAAACTACAAATGAGTGATTCTTGATCCTCTTCGTGAACACGGATCGCAGTATTTTGATCTTCTTCAAAATTGGTCAGGACATTGGATATATATTCTTCGTAACTTAGTGAGGTCGATGGCTCCATTTTGTTTTTGAAAAGAAATTAAGGGGGAATTAATTATCATACAATTAGGGTAGTAATTAGTAAGAATTTTCATTTTTTTTAATACTTCGAGGGGATATAAAAAAAATGAATTATAGAAACTTAATGACGATACTAATATTTATAGAATAATGATTATCGTAGGTTCTTTGGAATTAAATAAAAAGACCAGGTATTCGTATGGATCGAAGTTCATACCCATACATAATGATGATCGAGGTAAAACGTACTACGTAAAAACGTCAAATACGTCCAAGATTTCTCAATGGGTTAGCATTCAATGTATTAAGTCATTTGATGATATTGTTATTGGAAGTTTGGTGACCGTCTTCGGACCTGTGCATTGTATTGATTCGGAGAGAAAAGCTTTTGGTTATCACTACGGTGTCCTACCACGCAAGGTACCGAAATCGGTCTTACGTTTGGTGAAAGCATACGACGGTACGATAGACTGTGGCGGTTTAATAGATGAATGTGTAACGATTGATAATACAACTACGGAAGATATGGATGATGGTATTTATATAAAACGTATCGACTCTACGTACGTCCTATCTGTCTTTATAACAGACGTTACGTCGATAGTAAGTTATGGATCTGAATTATTCCTAGATGCACTTCAGAAAGTATCCACAATATACACTCCAGAGAAGGAGTACCCGATCTTTCCATCAAAATTATCCCACAATGTTATGTCCTTAGTACCTGGTGAAGCCAGAAAGACAATATGTGTTGATATTGTGTATGACGATAAGTACGAAAAGATATCCACATCCTTAAGGTATTGTGTCGCACGTTCCCGACGTAAGTATTCTTACGAGGAGTTCGAGATAGCCAAGGATTCGAAATCTTATTGGCTACGTAAGCAGCTCACCGCCATCTCTGGAACAGCTGATTCACATAAACAGATCGAGTTTTGTATGCTCGAGTACAATAAGTATATCGGTGGATTGGCCATGGAAACGATTTACCGTGTCCAGGGAAAGGATTTGGCTGCCGAGTATATTTTAGGCTCAGGGGGGTGGCATGACGGGCTTGGATGTACGAATTACCTTCATGCTACATCTCCAATTCGACGGATCACGGATCTATACGTACAGTATTGTTTGAAGGGGTTGGTAGTTGGGGTTACGGTAGACGTGGGGTTGGTGAACGAAATGAGTCTTTTGATAAAGAGATTTCATAACAAGTCTAATCTATTGGACTTAATCTACAGATACAAGGATGATCCAATCATAGTATCGGTGAGTTACATCGAGCGATTGGATGATAAAATCAAGGTTGAAATTTCCTTGGAGCCTAAACCACAGCGCTACATTCTCCCAGCATCGGATGTTCCCGAGCTATCCGAAGATAGTAATCCCATAACCTATCGGTTGTGGGGGGTCCACCAAGGTGGGATTGGTCGACTTAGATTGCAACAAATCAAGAAATCGGATGTTTAGCTCTACGATACGTTTAATAGAAACAAAAAAAGAACACAACCCAACACAACACACACAACACCCACAACACCCAACACACACAACGTACACAACACACACAACACACACAACACCCAACACACACCCAACACAACACACAACACACACCCAACACACACCCAACACCCAAACATATAGATTTTTATTTTATTTTATTATAAATTATTGGACACGATGGATTCCCATTCTCGTAAGTGTTGGGGATTTTCCATAAACAGATGCTTACCGTCAATACCCACAATGTCTATCTCAACATCAGCATCAAAACAATCGTACCAAGTCTCTACGATACCCCTACGAACCATTTGATCTTTCGCTGCGTAGATTAAGACAACCTTTTCGATCCCAGACCCTAAGCGGTTCGCAGAGATTAATTCTTCGTTTTTGTCGAATAAGGAGAAATCAGCACGTAGTAAGGTTTTGAATTGTGACCAATAGGGTTCACGGAATACGATCGAGGCAACACCCCATTTTGATAACTCTTCTTGGAACTCTTTGTCGGTCAATCCATCGTTTGTTCTCCACAAGGTTCGTAGATTGTCACAAGTTGGTGGAGGGAAAGAGCTTAAGAAACAATTGCTTGGCATTCGTATTCTATTGTTTTGTAGTGATTGCAGGATCGAATAACTGACGAAACACCCCATACTGTGGCCTAATATACCGTATGGTCTACGATCGGTCAATATCCGATCACGTAGTATGGGATACAGAACATCAATGAGTTCCTTAATAGATAGATACGGAGTTTCTTTCATTCTACGTTCTCTTCCTGGTAATTGTATTGCCACAATATCAACTTCCGGATTGTTTGCCAGGAATTTCCGATACATGCTTGCAACCCCCCCAGCGTAGTGGAAGCAAAACAAATACTTTGTTGCTGATGGTTTCTTGTAATCTATCAACCACTTCTTTGATTCCATTATACATTTATGTACGAAATGTATTTACTATTTTTGTCTCGCTTTTATGTATATAAAATAAACATGTCGTTGATTAATTTTTTTGAAGCGATTCGCAATGGTAAGGTACATGAAATTGAGTCTATGTTGGATAACGGTGAGTTTGAGGTCAATCACTCGAATGGGTTGGGTATCACTGGCTTACTTCATGCCGCAACATACAACCAATTCGATACCGTAGTATGTTTGCTCCAACGCGGTGCTGATCTAAAACACCAAGACAATGAAGGTTGGGGGGTTCTCCACAAGGCAGGATTCTTGGGACACCAAGAACTTTATGATTATTTAATTACCCAAGGAGCGGATCCGGATGTAAAGAACAACGGAGATGTTACGGCATCGGAATTAAAGTCGGATCCATCCCTGTATTCTAAATCCGTTGATAAGATTACGCCACCACCAACACAACCAACACAACCACCACCACAACCACCACAACCACATGTCGTCAGTCGTAGTGGAGTAACGATTCCCCTACTAAGCAGTGGGGCGGATGATATGATTTTATGTCCAGGACAGGGGGCACAGACTGTTGGGATGATGAGTTGTTATTTGGGTACAAA